TCAACGAAATCACTACAACTTCTCGTCGTAGAGTCTTTTATTGTTATACCATCGGCACTCAGATACCCTGAACTATATATCGCATTAAGCTGAATTTCATCTTTTACATTAAGTTTTGCGACTATTTGCTCAGCATTAGCCATGCGATTTTGAATAGGCTTTGACCTTACCACGGAATAATTAATGTTATTCGTAGTATTGATTATAAGTTTGTCAAATGTTCCGTCACACGTAACTGAGTCGTATACCTCCGTACCGGCAGCTTCGGTAGAAACACCGACAATCAAATTACCTGAAACCTTTGCATAGCATTTAGCTGATATGTCGCTTTTGAGGTGATATTCAATCAAATCACCTTTTGAAACTTCTATTATGGTACAGTCCATTGCGCTATTAGTTTCTGCATCTGGGACTTCTGCACCTTGCGTTGTCGGTATATACTTACCAGATTCAAGAACGACTTTAGAAAGCTCGTTCATTTCATTAATTTGTTTCTGTGTTTCTCCTTCCTTCCCAGCCGCCCTTGTAGCCTCTGCGGCGATGGCGGACTCGAGGGAGGCATCTGCCTGCTGGCGGGCAGTGGACTCTGTAGCGATAAGCGAGTTCATAGCACTCGTTAACTCGGCCGTCGTCGGCAAATCAATTTTTGTAGATGACCACGCCGTGCCGTTCCAATACAGCACGTAGCACGACCCGTCAAGTACAAGCGCGCCGAAGTTGGTGTAGGTGCCGGCCTGTGTGGCGAAGTAGTACACAGGCCCGTCCGGAGTGCCAGGATTAGTGGATGGCGTGGCCACTCCGGCAAACGAGGCGAAATTGCCAAGGTTGCTTATAATGTTCAGCAGTGCGTTCTGTAGCACCTGCCCGGTTATCTCCCTGTTGCCATTCGCGTGTATTACTTCCCGAACGGCGTTACTCAGTACGTTCCACTTCGACATCGTCCTTATTCTTTAAGTAATTAATAATGGCCTCTGCCTCTTTCGTACTCGAGGCCTTGATTATCATTCTAAACACCTCCGGTATATTCGCCGAGGCTGATTTCTTTTTCGCTGAATGTTCAAGTACAGACTTGCCTTCTATTAATAGGATTGCTACCGTACAAATAATTGTAGCAAACGGCAATGAATAAAAAGGAAGTAAGAACCCAAGGCAATCAAACATCAGCGTGAACAACAGTACACGCGCATAGTCACCCGCCTTGATAACCGTGTTGCGGTACTTGTGCGACTCCAGCTTTTCGCCTACTAATATAGCAGTTTTTCTGGCATCCCACAAGTCTATCAGACATGCGAGGACCATAAATGCCCAACATAATACGATTACTGCTACTCGTGTTGTCACGAAGAAACCAAGGGCATCCCATTGTCCGTTTTCGATTAGGTCAAGCATATTTGTTCCAGTCAATTTTAATGTTTTTACCGATTGTGTCTGATAGCCACCTCATAAAGGGCATGCCTTCATAGCCGTCAATGTCGTCTGCCACCTTTATGGCATACTTCAAACACCATTTCTCGGCATCGGGCAACCCCTCATAAAAGCCGTCAGCGTAAGCCATATTGGCAAGATAGCACATATCCGCAACTGTGCAGTGGTTGAGGTTAGCGGCCTTTAATCCGTACATACTCAAAGTAGTCTCAAAGCTCTCCGGTGCCCAACGGTGTGAAGTGCCGTCGCTATTCTGCATATTCTTGCAGGCCTCAGCCGCTAGACTGTCCGTGAAATGAAAGCCGTTCTTTTTAATGTAGTTGAGATAGCCCTCAGAAGACATTTCTATGCGCGCTATATTGTTATATGTGTCTACCTTTTTTACCCCGGCGGGCTCCTTTTCCGGCGCCTCACATTTTTGCTTGCCGGTCGTTGAATATATAATCGCGTACATTTATTTCTTAAATTCGTTGATAAAATCGGTGATACTCGATGTCAGGTTCTGAAGCGAGGTTTCCAATTTCGTAAAGCGAGCATCTATTTCCTGACGCTCCTTCTGTGCAGGGTCGTATTGGCTTAACAGTGCAGTGCACTTCGCAATACAATCCTTGTGGTACTCAGTTTTTGAAAGGGCTTCCTCTGAAATCATTCTGTGGCTCTCAATCTCTTTTAGAAGAGCCTTGAGGTCACACGTGATAACGCTGTCAGGCGTGTAAGCCAATTCATTTGTGTCATTTACAGTGTAAGACTTTTGGTCCTCAGTCACTATGTCCACTACCATTTTAGGCGATGGCGAAAATGTATTGGGGACTGTCTGTCCCTGCGACAACTCCAAGTGGGATGGACTTACTGACACAATTTTACTAGCCTCTACCGTACAGTTGGCCCTGTTAAATGTATAAAGGACCTGATTTATTTTAGCATCTTTAAAAATCATATTGTTATTAGCTTTTGAAAGAACAGCTATGCGGCATAGTAACCGCATAGCTATCATGAAATTGGTTACTCGGATTAGCCGTTAGATGAAGCCTTAGCGACGCCCTGACCAGCAATCAGCGAGGCAATGTACTGGTTTTGCATAAGCTGAGAGTTTTTGAACTTCTCATCTTGCAATGCCAAAGCTGTCTCTGCCTGCCAGTGACCATTCAGCGCATCAAGAATACGCTGAGTGTTGGCCGTTCCGCTCTCCACAATCTCGCACTTGTGCTGCTGGAGCTGATAACCAAGGTTAGTGATAGCCTGAGTTACAGCTGATGTGTTCTGGCAGTTTTGTAATTGAGACTGCGCTTGGAAAGCTTCGATGTCACGACCGAGCGTGTTTGTTTGGCGCTCAATCGCCAACTGGCTCTGATAGCCCTGCTCCAACACAGCAGTCTTCATATTGCAGCAGCACTCCTGCAGCTTTGAAGTGATAGCGGCGTCTCCGGCGCTCACCGCATTGATTACACGTTCGGAGGTGAAACCTACCTGACCGCCAACCTGCTCGATGGCCGAGCGCACGTTGCAGAGGGCGGTGCTAAGTTGGTTAAAGTCACAATTCAGTGAGCTCGCAAGTGTGTTGATAGCATTCGCGTTGCCACGCACGGCATCAAGCGTAATGGTAGAGAGCTGGTTGTCTCCAATCTGTTGGCGAAGTGAGTTAATCTGGTTCATTAACTCATTTGCCTGATTGTTTCCGCCGAAGCCGCCAAAGCCGTTACCTCCGTTGAACATTGACATCCATACGAGGTACAGGAACGGGTTGTTCCAGCTACCACCTCCGAGGCCGCCATTCATCAAAGATGCTGCGGCCAATGAGTTGCTGAAGTTGTCACTCGGCTTGTCAAAGCACATGATTTTCTCAATTCCTTCCATAAATATAAAATTTTAAAATTAAAGGGATTCGCTTAAATAGTCATCGTTATAGCCCTTATCGAAGTCCTCGGCCGGTAAGGCTTGCTCGAAACCTCCGAAGTTTACGATTATGTTGTCCACATCGAACTCAAAGTTAACGGAAGCCAAGTCACCTTGCTCCTGCCAATTCGGCTCCATCCCGAATGTAAGCGCGTCATACTCTTCGCCCAAAGAGCGGACAACCTTATGCGAGCATAAGCGGACCAGGCGAAGGGCATCGCACATGTACTCAGGTAAAATAGCCGAGAACTTATATACCTTTTTAGAAACCTGACTTTCTATGAAGGTATACCCGTACCGCTGTGTAGCCTCCTCGTCAAACGCATACTCGGGCTTTCCGAGTTCGGTCTGTAGATACACCTTAAAGTGGAAGCCGTTGGCAAAACTCACTTTGCCGTTTTTGAGCACAAAGTCCTGCTCAGGGTTCCAGTACTCAATTTCCAAACAGCTGTCTACGTTGTGCATGAAGCACATAACCTCAGAATAGTAGTGCGTACCACTTAGGTTAAGGTCAAGATAGTACTCGCCCTCTATTCGTACTGACGTGGTAGAAAAGTGGCCCAAATACTGAAAGACTGTTCCGTCAACCGTATAGGACTCCCCCGATAAAATGGACGTGACATCTATATCAGGGGCGCCGGATACACTCTTCAAAACAGCGCTTACAAGACTACCCGATGCGACCAGCTGAAAGGCCGGAACGACATTTGCCAAAGTTATAAGTGGCGCTACATGTCCGTAGGCATACGTTTTAAAGCGCTCCTGCTTCCCAAGAGTGTCGTAAAACTTCAGTGGTGATAAACATATAGGGTTCGCCATTTTACACTATCTTGAATGATTATACAAATATACGAAATTTTAATACTGTTTAACACCTGTTAATAATCAATCACGGTTCAAAATCAACAGAAATGTCTGTCATTCTTGTCGATATGTTAACCGATAGGCTGCCTACACGGCCGGGCGCATAGTGGGCGTCAGTACCAACAAGCCCGTACGGGTCGGGGTCGGACTCTGTCTGCGTTCGGACTGTCTGCTTCTTAAATTGCTTGTACCCTAGACACAGTCTCGTGCCCCCGTAGTCAAAGGACCAGGCGATATGGAGTGCAGATGCGTCATACTCATACAGCCAGCTGTTGACTATAAGGGACATCATTGAATTGTTCACATAGCACTTCCTACGTATTATCTGCGTTCCGTCCCGGATGTAAAAACTACCTATATGCACTGTATTGTCCTCGTTGTACACGCTGAGAAGTGCGAACCCGTCTTTGTTAAACTCATTCGGGCTGAACAACATATAGTCCAAATCGGGATTAAAATAGCTTATGGTAACCGTTTCTGTCGAGCCGTCCTTCGCGTACAGACTTTTCATATCCATAGACATGCCCTGCCCCATTGCATCCGTTACGGTGTCTCCCCATTCAAATTCGTACCGCTGTACAAGTTCCGATGTATCATACGAGATTGAAGACTGCGCGTATATGGCATTCTTCTTACTGTGCGCATCCGTATGGGTTGTGAGGTCGAGCGCGGCCTGCGGCGTGTCATACGTACCGCCACTTTTAAAGTAGGATACGTGCTCCAGATGCAACCTCTTCTGCCCGTCTATAAACCAGTACACCTTAAACACTTGCTTAAGCATTGTCATAACCTGTTTAAGCGATATTTCAGCCTTCTTTGCCGCCTCACTATAAGTAGCCGTAAGCACGTTACTCTTCGGGTCAAGGACGAGTCTGCGCGCCCCCTTCACAGCAAATAAGAACGACAAATCGGGGTCATAGAAAAATCTGCTGTACTCGGTGGTGTTAGAGAATGTGACGTCCGAGCCAATTTCCGTAAGTAACCGCTGTATTACAGTATGCAAGTCATACGCATCGGTATGCTGGACTTCCTCGTACAACTGCGATATGTACGTCTCGTACCGGTCCTCATTAAAAGCCAGCCAGTGCGACACGTTTATCCACGTGGATTTAGACAAAGGGACAGCCCAATGGTTCTCTTTGTCAGAGGCTATAAGTGGCGCCGCGAAATACTGCCCATAATCGTTCTTCCCGTATGCCGTAGGCTCGTTGGACAATGCACCGTTCGCCGAAATGACTAGGGTGCTGTCGGTATGGTTTCCATATCTCACGGGAGCATACGGGATAACCTTGCGGAAATTCTTACCGAGGCTGGCAAAATCATCGTAGGCCATCGGGTATATCGGCCTTCCGTCATCAGTAACGAGTTTCGTGCTGTCACAAACTATGCGGCCAAGCTCATACCGGTACGTGACTTTGGAGTCCAGATAGAACATCGCCGGCGTGTTCCCCTGTATCTGACTCGACATAGGCAATCCTCCTACCGCATCTTTCAAGTCCGAGTGCAGTCCGAGTAAGAAGCCCTCGTATTGGTCTAACGCGTAATATGTCGCCGTCGAATACAGCAATGTATCTGTTCCGCCCGCATTGACTAAATAGAGGTCGATGCGGTACACATCGTAAATTAGGGTGGATTGGGGGCTCACGACATTTACATAATTACCGCTTATCGTATACCAGTTTTGCGTGTCCGGCGGATATGGGCTTGGGTCTCCTATACTGCCCATTTTGACAAAGCGAATAGATGTGGTGACTGTTTCGGTAACGCCACCGCTCGTCCACTCATGTACGCTGTTCCACACGCTCTTGTTGTAAGATGCGTTGTACACGGCGTTTATAGGCGTGTTCGCAGTGGGCTCGTTTATTGTAACCTCGGCAACGGCACCGCCGAGCGAAAAATGGTACTTGTTGGCCAAATCTGGCAAACTGCTAACTGGTTCAACCTCTTCATCCCAGCACGTTGCCCCCATGCAATTCGTTACAACGTTGGCACCCATGACGTAAGCCTGGTACACCGCCCGCTTTAAAAATTTATAAGTCGTGGTCGGCGTCTTCATCTTTATGAGGTCGTACTTGTTGTCATACGCGCCGAGTATGGTATCATACGGGTCGTTCGCCTTTAACTTCGTCTCGGCCGAGCGTGCGAACAGGTTGAGTGTGCAGTTGGTCTTAAGGAACATGGTAGACACGTACAGACTGGTAGCCCCATCTACAGTCTGATACACGTCCAGCAAAAACTGCTCGTCTATCCACGCATCATTTATAAAGTCAAAGTCCTCCCGGAAAAATGACACTTTTCCGTCAAGGCTTATCCTAAACAGCTCTTCACCAGACTCCTTCTTGTATTTCTTGTACAGGTCCTTGTAATGAGGGTTGCACGGCCTAAACATATCGAGCATACCCTCTATTGTACTGCTATAGGTAGTATCGGCAAGGCGAAAGGCAACGTACATAAAAGAGGTGCCCGGCCCGCCTATCCTCGAGCCATTTGAAACCTCTTCCGATGATATAAGGTTCTTACTCATATCGTACAGATATGCGAACACCGTAGCACCCCCCGGAAACTCTATGTGGTCACCTATCTTGATGCAGCATGATGGCCTGTCGAGACTTATAAAGTCGGTACAGCTATCGTCACCCGAAACTGAAGTGATGGCTCCAGTTTCTGAGTCGATTGATATGTCATTGCTAAACGTAACGTCTAGCCGTTTTCCCAGAACAAAATAATTTGTTACCCTCATTTCACTATACGTTTAACATTGCCCTTGATTATCATTGTCGAACCGTTGCCCAGCGGTATAATTCTTTCGTCAACCCGCTTTCTAATAGCCTCTACGCTACTCTCCAGCCGAGAGACGTCTACCCGATTCTGGGTGTTGAATACAGCCTGTAGGTTCTCGCCCTTCTGAAACACGCTAGCATAGTGCTGTTCAAACACGCCTTTGTTAAGGCTCTCGATAATATCGGGAAGTACTTTACGATACCTGTGCGTGTTACGCTTGTTGATAATAGCAAGCGCCTCGCCGCCTTCGGCCCTCATATTCCGTCCCTCGCGGTTCCTGGTATGAAGGTCAATGTCGTTTCCAGATGCGTGTGAGCCGCCCTCCAAAAACTCGAGACCACCTTCGCCATATTTCTCTTGCTGAACCTTAGACACCTGCTTGGCCTTGACTTTAGACACCGCGAAAGATGCCCACATGCCAGCTATGGCCGCAATGGCGAGCGCCGGACCTACAGGGCCCATACCCGAAAACGTGCTCCACAGCTGGGCACTCGCCGTTACGAGAGACGAGGCCTGCGTGAGCGAGTTGATGGCCTCCTGGCGTCTCTGCGCCTGCTCAAGTATTTTAGCCTTCTTCTCCTGGTTCCGCTTTTCAAGTTCGAGGTTTTTCTGCGCGCTCGCCACGTTGCTCGCATATCCGTTGTTCCTCGCCTCTATCTCGGCATCGAGGACCTTCTGCGCCCTTTCGACCCTTTCGTCAGCCAGACGCTTCTGCTCTTCGGCCAACTCTATCTCGGCCTGCATTATGGAGTTTATGTTTTCGATGGTCTTTCCGACCACATCGTCCATAGCCGAAATGTAATCGTCGTCAAAGCCCATTTGCTGTAAGATACCGCCACCGATGCCGTTATCGCCTACACCCTTTATAAAGCCGGAAATGCCGGTGAGTTCTTTACGCTTCTGCAAATTACCCGCCACATTCGCATTCAGTGCATCAGCCTCGCTCTCCGACAAATTAAGTTTGCCATCATTATACAGCTCAAGTTTTTTGAGCATAAGTTTACGCTCAAAGTCAAGCTCCTCAACCTCTCTCTGCCGGCTCGACTTTTTACGGAGGTTGGCCAATTCCTGCTCGGCTTTTACCTCGAGCTGGTATTTCTTCAGCAGGTAATTGCCCTCATACAGAGCCAGCTGTCTGTTATACTCTGCCGATATCTTTCCGGGGTCGCTCTGCTTTGTCGGGTCAGCCAAGGTGTTGGATGCGAGGGCTATCTTCTTCTGCGCGATTATCCGTTCCTTTCCGATTCTAAACTCCTCATCAGAGAACTTATCGACTAACTTGGCCTGGCTATCCAGACCCCTTAGCCTAATTTCGTAGATTTCCTTATTTGACTCAGCCCACAACTTTGCCAGCTCTCGATTATACCACTGCGTTATTTCAAGGTCTCGAGCCGCTTGAGCCGCCGGGTCGCCCTCGTTCTCAAGATTTACGTTAGAGTATCTCCGCTTGTCTCTCTCATTGTCGAGCATCCCAATTTTAATATCGCGCTCACGGCCGATTGACTTTTCCATAAGGCTACCTGCCCCGCCTATCGAGCCCCGTTTAAGCATTTCCGTACGTAGCATCTTCTCATACGCTATTTCAGCCTTCAGAAATGCTACCCGCTTGGCCTCATTGCCCGTAATGGCATCTATCCAAGCGTTCTGCTCCTTGAGCTGCTGCTTTTGCTCGTCTGTCAGTGCCTTGTACCTAGAACCCAACCCTTTCAGATAACTCTCATTCTTGGCCCTTATGTTTTCAAGTCGCTTGAGGTCTACATTATATGCGTCCTCAGCCGCTTTTTCGCGCTTACCCAATTCATCTTGGTACAACTCGGTTTTAGAGCCTTCAAGTTTCTTATACAGCTCTACACTCTGCTGGTTAATTCGGTCTGCAAGGTCCTTCAGCTCCCTCTGTGTGCGGGTTTTCTCTGCTGCGTGGCCCTCTCCCTCATACGGCCTCAGTCCGGACTGCTCAAGTACCTTTCTCGCCTCCTCCTGCGCCTCGAGTTCAATGTCTATATATTTTTGTGCAGCCAACCGCAACATGTTTCCTTCGCCCTCGTACTCCAAGGCCCTCCTGCGGACTGTTCGCTCTAGGCGCTCTGAGAAGGTTCCCGTAGAGGAATAACTTCCGCTAAAGTACCCCGCCCCCGTATACAGATAGTCCATAAACCCAGGGCCCGACTCTCGTAACGTGCTACCCTCCATTTCTGATGTAAGGGCCTGCTTGAATTTCTCAGCCGCTATAGTGGCGGCCGCCGCTGCTTTAGCCCTCTGGTAAAGTGACTGACTCACGGCATCAAGTCTCTCATGCGAGGCGAACAATTCTTCAGCCTCGTTTACGTTCCTTATCGAGACGCCCAACCGTTCAAACAAAGAGGCGTTATGCTTTACCCACTTCGTCCTATCCGACTCCTGCAAATGGTCCCACTGGTCGGCTAGCTTGCTGAGGCTGGCCATATTCTTACCATAGCCCTCATCATTTTTATCTAGGGCCTTCGTAAGTGTCTCAAGCATTTCAGCCGAGCTCTCTATGGTAGTGTTAAAGCCCATCAGTTTGCTGATAGTGCTTATGATTTTATCGCCGTACATAGAAAAGGCGGTGATAACAAGCATAAGCACCGTCTGTAGGCCAAACAGTGAGCCTATAATGGTCTTGGTGATACTCGTAGTCTTCTGTCCAGCGGCTATCGCCTGCTCATTCGCCACCTTCATTTTCTTAATCTCGTCAATAACAATAGGTATGTTATTTGACATAGCGAGAAACAGGGTGTTTAGGCTAATGGCCGCTGACGGAAGTTCTCGAACTACCTGCTGTATCGAGTACCCCAAGCCATTCCACACCTTGTTGTAGTTACCTACCGACAGAGTATGGTTGCCAGTAGCCTCTTGCAGTTTGCGCATTTGCGTGTAAATAGCCAGCAACTGCTTTTCGGCCTCCCGTTTCGTCCGGAGACTGTCCTGGTCGGCAGCTGTCATGGCATTCACCTCGAGTTTTAATTTCCTATAGGCCGCAGACAGCAAGTCATAGGAATAGGCCTGTAACTTAGAGGTGTCGATGTTGTCAACACCAGCCTTCTTTTTCTGTATCTCCAGCTCAATATCGGCCTTTTTCAGAGCCGACACCTGCTTCAGTACAGACTTGCTCCTAAGAAGCTCACCGTATTCCTTAGACTGGGCCGCCGTCAGTTTCTCTTTAGTCTTCGCCAACTCGCCCTCAATTCTGTTGAGTTCTGTCATTTTGACAACGGTAGGCTTCAACTGGTCGTCAATCTTTTTAAGTTCGTCACGTGTTTTGCGGATTGTCTCCAGCATAACGTGCCCCACAGCAACGTCGTCCCGCTTGGTGGAACTTAGCGCTTTATAGTCACGAATGGTTTTTTCGAGCGTCAGCCTTAGCTTGTCATAGCTACCTATCCTCGCATCAATTTGTCTCTTCATTTCCACCGACGCCCTGTTAGTGTCGGATATCTGTGATTTCACATAAGCCAGTTGACGCCCCTCTTCCGTTTGCGCCTGCGCCAGCATCCTATAGGCCTCTTGAAGTTTGGACGTGGAAACAGCCGCCCTTTCGATGCTGGTCCTTCCCTGATTGGTAGCACCAGACGCACCTGAAAGTGCCTTACTTATACCCGCCGCATTTTCCTTAATGAGGCTTGCCGTGTCCACAAATGTCTTATTAAGGGCCTCGAGTTGACTGATTAGATTTGATATCGAGTCGTCAGCCGAAATGAGGTCGCTATATTTGATTTTCTCCTCCATTACCTTCTCCCTATTTGTTTACCGGTTTTACTCTCGGCCTCTATCATTTTCTCGATAGTTGCCAGAGCATTATAGTATTCAAGCACCGTCATATCCTTCGCCTTTAGCCCCGTTTTCTGACTTATAATAAGGCACGAAGTCTCGTACTGCTTGTTTGTAGTCACTTCAACCGACTCAGGTCCGATATACTTCTGTGGCTTGTATTTGGCAAACTGGGCATCGTCTATCGCCTCCACCGCCTTCTCATTATCCTTCCCATCAGTGATTTGTTCCAGCACTAAAAGAGTTCGCTTCTTTACAATGTCGTAACATTCCTTTTCCCTCGCGCTCACGAACACCGCCGGATAGTACGTTTCCAGCTCGGTACGAAGTTTTTTTTTACGAAATTCAAAAAGCCCTCTATCATAGAGGCGGGAGCCTCGTTTATCTTCCCCAGCAATTCCTTCAAGCCATCGTCCGACAGGTCGGTATTTTTAACCCCGTCAACAGAATGTACAAGGGCCGCAAAGGCCAAGTACTTCGGTGATACCTCAGACACGATTAGGTGCATAGCCTGCCTCATATTCTGTAGCTCGTCCATCGCTTTCTCCTTTTCGCCCTTGCTTATCATCTTGGCGACGTTTATGATTTTAGCGTCAACAGACTCTATATCCGAGCCTAGGCCAGCATCAATAAGTACACACTTGTTGTACTTTTGGAAGTTCACCACCGGCAGCTCATCGATGCTATCGTAGAGCTTCACCAGTTTTCCGTTTATGACATACTGTCTCATAATAGGTATCTTGTTATTGGCGTGGCCATAAAGGCCATTGGTAAATATCTGATGTCCCCCGTTGCGAGGATAGCACCACCCGCAACTATAAGGTTCACCCAAAAAGAAAAGCAAAAGTCGCAATCAACCGCTTTTGCTATAAGCGGCCAACCGGACACATCAGCTTCGTCCCTAATGCCGTCCCTTATCCCTGTCCGCGTAAGAAACAAGATGCAAAACGCTGAGAGCAGCGCCAAAATAAAAATAGACTGTATCAACATACTTCGTTAGCTATGATTTCAAATTCTACACGTATACCCGCAAACGGGTGCATAAAAAACTGCTTGTCTATATTCTGTATACCCTCAGACTTATATGAATAAGGGTTGTAGGCTCTCATGATAGAGTACCCATCATACAGCTTTTCAAGCGTCTCGTATACAGCGATGAGCTTAAACTTCCCATCTTCAACCAATCCTGGGGACGAAAGGACTGATAGTATCTCATTCTTAACCTCCTCAGAGTAGTTAGCCCTCGCATCTGCGAAGATAGTGTTTAAATCAAACCAAAACACTATTGCACCCGAAAATTTCAAATTCGTTTTTCCCGGGGTGAATATCGTTATTTCTTGAGGGTCATAGATATCGAACCAGCTGAAATTACCAAGAGTGTCCGACGGCATAAGGGACTCGTATTCACCATTGCCTACATAGGCGGCTGGGTACAAAACCTTATCCTCGCCCTGATACTCCGTTATTTTATAGCCCCTTCCGAAAGAATGGTTAAGCCAACTCAACCTCTCCTTCAATTTGACCTGTATGCCCTGAATAACCTTGTCCAACAATACGGGGTTATCCTTCATTGGTATCCTCACATTGTCCTTGAAATTATGCCTCATAAGTAATGCTTTATTCGTTTGATTAGTTCTGGCTTAACATAGCCCTTCAGCAGTTCTGCGATATTGTCCGGCGATAACCGAAGGATAGCCGACCCGTACTTAGCTTTAAGGTCCTTGGTCTTAACATCGGTAGCGACTATGTAAAATCCCTCATCGTCAGACTTCAGTCTAAAGGACCTATGAAAAGCCCCGGTATCCCGCAAAGTAACCCTATCGGTCGGCTGTCCCTTTTCACGCTTGATACGGATAGTGCCTATTTTATAGGGCTCGTAGGACGAAATGACCTCACCATAACCATTTATACCACGCTCATACAGCTGGTCGTTAGCAACCATATCTATAATCACATCCGAGTACTCCATGATTATGGCCCTCAGTTCCTCGTTTATCACGTCCCGAGAGGCCTTGACTCTCCGTATCAGGTTAGTTATCGCATTCATGTCAGATACTTCTGTATTTTATGCCACCATTGTTGCACGGCAGACACGCTCTGTCTATGCCCTCAAAAGTAAGCTCAATCGCCTTAAATGCCAAATCCAGCTGATAATTAAGGCCACTCTTCTTCATAGACGCGCTATCACCATCCAACTCGTACAACACTTCCGTCTTGCTGGCGTTGATGATACTTCGGTTAGCCCTCGCATTTGAGTTATATGCGAACTCTCGCAGAAAATCAGCGCCTACCTGCTTGGCCACAACATCGGCAAACAGATGCCTCTGACCGATAATGGTATCGGTAATGTCGCATGCCACCGTTATGTCAAGATTAATGCCGTAGTTGCTGGTGTACACGTAATTATTATCCTTCACGTCCCACATTGACAGTCCGTCTGTGGTATCAACCAACTCAGAATTTACATAGAACGGATGCACCTCAAAGTACTTGCTCCAAATCACCCAGCTCGCATAGTCGTTCCTCGAGCAAGTGGTGCAAGGCTCTTTAGACCAGTCCCTGTTCTTTTTAATCGCCTCGCTACCCACCGGTAGTTCATCCTGATTGTATACCACATACCAGCTGCCACCCGCGTCAATGGCGCTGTCCGAATATGGCAGGTAGACATCGTTAAGGGCAAACCACTCCATCGCATTGTCCTTCTGTTTCGTAAAGTGCAGAACCCTGTACGGCTCGGGAAGGCTGGAGTGCATAATGTACACGGTGTAGTCACCGGCTTTTGAGAACTGAAGACCTATTTTGTTAATCTTCGTAGTAATACCCTTAGCGCGAATGGGTACGAGTTCAAAACCGCAGACATTGCTTCGGTTCGGTTCCCTATCCACAATCCTACCGGTGCCGTCAAACAGAGTCTGGTTTTCAAACAGCATCTTGTACGTGCCCTTATTCAGCTTTTCGTTCACAAAACGCATAACGGCTTTGGCTATGCTCGCATTAGTCTTGTGGCGAAGCCAGTCTGAAAACAAATCGGTTTTCATCCAATACGTTATGTCCGACACATCGTGCCCGATACCATCCTTAATGGCCCTGTAAAGGTCGCCGCCTGACGTGACCAAATCACCTTTAACATAGTTAGCCGAACTCGAGTACGCTGGGAAGGTCATACCGTCAAAATTCGGAGCGACACTCGCCAAATTAGAGAGGGTCAGTAACGGATGCACCTGCTGAAAGGTCAGACCGGAGTCAGACCTTGTAAGGTCCTCGTCAATTCTCATATCAAGCGGGCTGTAATTCTGTTCCCAACCCACGAGGCCGGAAAGAGCCCCTATAACGTCCTTAATTCTTATCATAGTGCTGAAAAATAAAAAAAAGGAAATAGGGGCAGGGCTAATGCCCTGCCCCTATCTCCCAAAAGCCAACAGAAGTCCCGGACAAGCCGGAATTTATTTTAGCCGGACACCTCTTTGGTGTTGACCGGACTGGTGGTCGTGTTCGCAACGACAACGGTCTCACCGTAAACGGCGCCTACAGAGCCAACCTCAAACTTAATGACCGGCGAAGGAAGGGCCGGTACTGCGCTTGAGCCCGAACCAGTTGCCGCTGGGTGAGAGTTGTAAGATGTGATGAAAGCAACGTCTACCGCAAAGCCATAGTGCTCTTTCATTACGCGGTCCATGTCGGCAGAAGCGGCGCCAGCAATAGCGCTGTAATCGCCAACAGACTCGTAGTAATAAGTGCCGCACTGAATGTTCAGCACTGGGAGGGTAGCGATACCCCACTCGTGACCGGTACGCGCTGTAGTACCGTTCAAGCACTCACGCTCGAAGCGGGTTAGCACACCAAGCGAACCCTCGTTGACCGCAAAGCCCTGAGCGTAAACGTTCGCCTTTGGCGCGATGCTGTTCGAGAAGTGGAACACCTTGTCAGCCCACTCGTTACGCTTGTTCACGGAGTTGTAAATGTCTTTCTGAGCCAACTTCTGAACCATTGACTGCAAGCCTGCATCACCAATGATGTGCATCTGGTCAAAGAAGTCGTTAGAACCTGCCATAACACCGAGGTCTCCCAGGATATTCTCGCGCTGGTTCCAGTTAGCGCTCAAAATAAAGGTAGGGGTGCCACCTGTTGAGTCGAAGCTGTAAAGCAGCGGGTTCGCGATAGTCTGAGTCTTAGCCGAGTCAAGAGCTGTCAAGGCAGCGCTGTCAAGGGCCTTACCCAAAGCGTAAATGTTCTTCATCAACTTCTTCTCAAAGTCTTTCTGATAGCCGATTTCGTTGTTCATGTACAACGAAGGCACCATCGTGAAGCCAAAAGAATAAGTTGCGAAGGTTACCTCTACCAAAGCAGAGGTGTTCTCATCGTCAGCGATAGTGGCGCTGCGGGCGTTTGAAATGGTTACGCCCGAGTCGTAATTGATAACGGGCACCTGCAACTTAGGAGCCCCAATAGAGTTTCTTGCCTTTGCCTTCAACTCGTCAGACACCATACTCATAGGAGAGTTGGTCTGCTCTACGAAGCAGTCGAAAGCGCCGTAACGACTGCCCCTAATCTCATACTTGTCCAAATTCGAGTTCGCTCGAATGTTTTGGATTCTGGTTGCTACTAAACTCATGGTTTAAAGTTTTTTTTATAAGGGTTTACATTATGTGTTGTGCGCTCTTAGTGGCCTTCCCTTCGCTACCAGAGCAAGCGAGTTATCGAATAGGCAAACTTGACACGTTGTTTTCGGTCCTAATCTGCAATAGTTTGTCTTGGAACTCAGCCGAGTCCCTTGTAAGGCCCTCGGACAGCAACGCCTTTTCAATCATCTCGTCCGCTTCCACTTGGCTCTTAGCACCGCTAATATCATAGAGTGATGCCGGATTTCCCTTCGGGGGGTTCGTAGGGGCTGTACCGCCACCCGGTTGGCGCTTGCCGACATCAATAACGTCCTTGAGCGAGGTCTGCATAAGCAGTTCTTCAGCGGTATAAGGACTAAGGTTAGTGGCCGGATTATTAAGGACGTTACCCGCCGCATCGCGGAAAACAAGTCTTTTACCGCCGTTGCCATCCTCAATAAAGTCGGGAGTGCCCTTCTGAAGCACCTCGTTTTTAGCCGAGTCAAGCAAGATTTTGGCGATTCCGTCCGTAATACCGGCCTTAAACTTAATGCCCGCTGTGGCAGCCTTGAACGCATAGTCCAAATGAACGGCCTTAATCTGCTCGTTAAGGGCCTGCTTCTGCTTGTCGAACTCTGCAACATTAGTAGTAAGCTGAGTCTGAAGCTGGCTAACAAGGTTCTTAGCGTCTTTCAGCTGTTGCTTGAGGTTTTCATCGCCGGCATTGGCCGCCAACTTCGCCTTTAGGTCCTCGATGGTCTTGTTCGCATTAGCGAGCTGGGCGGCCACTGTAGCGTTAGCGCCCTCCTTGCTTTTATATTCGGTCAGAATGCGCTTCAAAAAGTCGTATGACTTCTCGCCAGGGTTCTTCTGCATACCGGTTACAGCAAGGATATCGGCATCGTAGCGCCCGTGAAGTTCACCTATCTTCGTGCCGATAACGTTTTGCTCGTCATTCTGTGACATTTCCGCAATAGCGGACAACTGGGCGTCTGTTAGACCCGCCAAGTTCGTGTTGGCCTTTAAAGTTTCAATCGTTAGCATTTTGGGATACTTTTTATTTAACAACTAGTGCCTCCGCTTCGCCATAAGGGTCGTGAAGCACTTCGGCTACGTTCAGACCCAGACAGTTGTGGTAGGTCTTAAAGCGGTCGAACTCGTTTTTAGTCATATTCATAATGAACAGCTTCGCGACTTCCTTGCCGGTCCGCTCATCGTAGCGATTGCCCTTGTAGACACGAAGGATAACATTTCGTGAATACCGAGGGTCTACAACAAAAGCTGGCCCCTCACTAAGTGCCTTGTTATCCTCGTTTAACTTGGCCTGCTCCTCTTTGAGCACCCCGTTAACCTCATCTAACTTGGCCTGTAGCTCATCGGTCCACCTTTCGGGGTTGCTACTCTTGGCCGCCTCCAGCTTGGCCCGAACCTCCTGGAGTCTCTGTAAATCGTTCTTTTTTGACATATTCTCTTAACTTTTTGGAAATTCGTTCCACTTTTTCTGACATAGAAAGGTTTTCGCCGAAGTTCACGATGTTGATGTTCTCCCGCTCGAACTTGTCTATGTAGCCGATGAAGTTCAGTTTCAAAACAACTTTGTCCCTGTCCAAAAGGCCCTTCTCGTACAAGTTAAGCACTTCTGGCATAGTCTTGTGAGGGTACGGCTCGAGCTGCTTTAAAAGCAGCATTCTGGCCAACGCCGCGGGGTCATTCTTATACTCAACCTCGATTATCTGCTGCGACAGAGAGTCAAGCTCCGCCTCACTGGCACCATTGTCCTTCGCCTTCTTGAACTTGTCGTAAAGTTCGTCAATGGTGAATACGTAAAACTCGGTGCCCCAGTTGATATTTGACGAAATGAACGCCTCGCCGTAGCGCAATCTGCACACCGTATCGTCTACGAACTTCTGAGCCGACTCAAAATTAGTTTTAAGGTTCAACAACACAGCCGTCTTGGCCTCAAAGTTAGCCGCCACCTGAGTCTCGTTGATAGCCTCCTTCTCGCTCACGGAGCCGCCTACTCCAACAACCTCGTTGATAATCTCATTTCTCAGACGAACGCACTCGTCTACGTTGTATGCGAGTGACTTATCATCAACAGTGGTTATAGTGACGGGTTGGTGCAAGTCAGCCACACCATCCTGAACGTTCGGAACAGGTATCTCCAAGAACGAGCCCGGACCGGCAATACGCCTGTTGGAACAGCACGGACACGGCTCGAGCGAGCCGTCTGCGAGTACTTTATACTCGCCTTTCGCATTCCTCAAGAAGCCGCCGTCGCAATAGTCACCCGTCTCGTTATTCGAGTAGTTGCAGTCGGCCTCGTAGGCACTGTAGATAGGGTATGGGGCATACAGGTCAAGATGCCTTTTTGACGTAGAGAAGAACAATAGCCAGTCAAGGTTGCTCAACTCTTTGGTAAGCGGGTTCTGCTTCACCTCCTTGTCCTGCTCGTTCACCTGACTTTGCCAAAAGAAGCGTGCCGGACAATAGCCGAGCCCGTGGGCCGTCTGCGTGTCAACGCCGATAATCTCAAGTGTGCCCTCCTTGCAGTTGAACACTCTGATATACTCATCATCGAACACGGCCACCTTGTCATTGGGCTGCCTGAACGCTATCCACTTCAACTGAGTGCCGTCTACAGTCTCGTAGTCGATGATGTCGTCAACCTCGAGGAAGTAGAAGTACGGCTCAGGCCGCAGTCCTGACTGTTCTCTCGGCAAATCGACAACAAGCACAGAGTTAGGTGAAACCTGCATCCGCTTCCACGCCGTTTTGTGCCAAACCAATGGCTCGTTCAGTTTGGCGCGTCTGTAGTTGTGCCAGTCCTCAAGTAACTCCTGACTTGAGAATTGATACGTGATAGACGAATTGCGCGAGTGGAATACGCGTTCCAGTTCCCTGTACACATCATCCACAACGGCTGTCGTACTCAGTGGAAACTTGAACAGGCCCAAAAAGATAGTAAACTTATCCTTGGGCAGGAACCCCCTCACCCAGTCCAAAAAGTCCGAAGCGGGCTGACGTATGTCACCGCTGCTCAGATTGGTCTCGGTGTGGAAGCGCAGCCTCTTCTGAAGCGCCGACGCCTTCATCAGCTGCCGGCCCTTCTGGGGCTTTGCCAGGAAATTCCGTATCTCGTTTAACTCTAATGCCATCTTTTTCTGAGTAGTAATACTTAGAGCCGGGTTTGATTCTCCAGCCTCCGTTGGCCGCGTCACCCAGGGCAAGCAGGCGCTCGGCATGGTCAATGGCGAACGCCCTCTCTTTCCCCTGCGGTGTCACTAGGAGGACTTGTGTAGTCTCCCTAGCCATGTTACAAGTCGGTTAAAGGGTTGTAGTCGAAGGTCGAGGCCTTCAGAATTTTCAAGTCGTCAGACCAGTTAGGCAGGAACTGCCAGCTGATTTCGTTAGAGTCAACCTCCTCGAAGCCGCCGAACTTCTTATCGCCGACAAACAATCGTGCGATAGGGATAGGCTTGTAGTGCTGGGTAGAGGTGCTGCCCGAAGTGGTTGTCCCACCGTCAAGACAGCCGATATTGCCGTTCTCGTCAACAAGGTACACGCCAATGCTCTCGCACATGAAGCCCTTCAGAACCTTGATAACCGACTGCTGCTCCTGATAGATTGCGCCGGTGAAGTTGGTAGGCTCGCGACCGATAACCATCTCCTGACCTCCGAGTGTCTGGTTGCCGCCGCCAAAGGTACGGGCCGCACCCGGTTCGGTAGTAGGGTTGCAAAGGTAAGGAGACACGACAATCTTGGTAGCGTCAGCCGCGGTTAAGAGGGCAGCCATAGCGGTCTTAGCGGCTATGTCGCCGGCTGCAATAGTGTTCTCGCCAGCCGCGCCACGAATACGCTGGAAAATGACCTTTTGAATTTGGCCAAATGACTCTTTACAAGCGCTAGCCGTAATGCTAGCGAGTGACGCCGCTTCAGGGCATCCACAATTTAGTCCCATATTTAGTTTTTGTTTTATGTTAGACAAATGCGCTCGCTAGTACACGTTTTAGCCAACGCTATACTTTTATCTTGCAAATATAAGTTATCTTTTGCTATAAATCAATACCCTACGCACATTTATGGAGGGTTAAATTTCACTAAAAAGAGGGAGGGCGGAACAGCCCGAGCCGTCCGCCCTCCCCGTGTGTCCCTCACGGAACCCCGCTTATGCCTAGTTTAGGGTGTAGGCTACTCGTCCGGGCGCGTCGGGGCATCCCGGCCGATAAACCACCGTGTCTCCTAGTTCCTCAGCTTGACGCCGCCGGAGCGCATCGCAACGCTCGAGTGCATCTCGTACACGCCCGTCAGCGCGTCCGGCGCATCATCGTGCTGGCTCCTCCGCCTGTTGTCCTTGCGGTAGCTCGTAATGGCGGTGTAGAACGCCGGCCACCGGTGCTCCCAGCCCTCGGGCATCAGTATGTCGCTCTGCACCCCGGCCGAGGCCGTGAATATCCTGACGTACTTGTTCTTCGTCTGCGTGAACGTGTGGACGGCGCACCTGAAGTTCGACAGCTCGGTCCTGAGCAGCCGCTTGACGTTGCGGGCGAAGCCCCTGCCGCCGTTGTTGCTCTCTATCCTCGCCACGGCCGTGCCGTTTCGGGCGAGCATGCGCGCCGTCCCCGGCTCGGTGACCTCCATCGGGTCCCTCGTGTAGTACACGTCCGTGACGTAGCACGCCTCTGGCGTGTCCACGAAGCATATCGAGCACAGCGAGTCCGCACCCGTGTCCGCGGTGTCGGTGTAGTTCCACCGCCTCTGGACGCCGGGTGGCAGCTGCTCCGGCTTGTACGTCCTGAGCCCGTCCGGGTACATGAGGCCCTCCTTGGGCTTGGGGTCCTGCATGTATTGCGTGTCGAAGATGGCGGGGTTGACGTCCCTCAGCTTGTGCAGCTCCTCGAGCGTGTGCTTCATCGGCCACAGCGCCCGCTCCTCGCCCGTGACGGGGTCGCGCTGTATGGCGGGGAGGCTGAGCACCGTCCACTCGTCCGGCTCCTTCGACATGAGGTAGCCGCACAGGTCGTTCTCGTGCAGGCGCTGCATTATGATGATAATCGGGGTGTTGCGGCTGTTGACACGGTTGCGGATGGTGGACTCGAAGCGCGTGTTGATGCGCTCCCTCACCAGCTCGGACTCGCCGTCCTCGGGCTTCATCGGGTCGTCTATGAGGACGGCACCGTTGAAGACGTTGCTCTTGGCGTCAAGCAGGCCGAGCAGCTCATCGAGCCTCGCGTCACCCGTAAGGCCCTTGTAGGCGTCATCGTCCGGGTCCTCGTCCACCAGTCCGGCGCCGAAACCCGTCACCTGTCCCTGGGTAGACACCGCGTAGAACTCGCCGCCCGCCTTCGTCTTCCACCTCGTGGCCGAGCCCTTCTCCTTCTCGAGCGCCGAGCCGGGGAACAGCTCCCTGTACAGCGGGTCGGACATAACCGAGCGTATAGTGGCCGAATTGTCGTTCACCAGCATGTCCGAATACGACAGGTGCAGGAACTTGCACCTAGGGTTGAGGGCGAAGCACCACGCCGTGAAGCTCTTTATTACGGTCTCGGTCTTGGAGTACCTTGGCGGCATGTTGATGATGAGCCGCTTGCACCGCCCGTCCACCACGTCCTGGAGCGCCCTGAATATCTGCCGGTGGTGCCAGCTGACCGCGAACGAACGCCTCTGCTGGGCCATGAACATGGCCCGCGTGAACGCCTCCACGCTCGTCAGCATCTCCAGCCGGAGCGCCTCGACGGGGTTCACCCCCGAGGCCCCCCGCGCCCCGTACGACGCGCTGATGCTGTTACGTATCTCGTCTATGTTTGTACCCATATCGTCTGTCGGTGTTGGTTGTTGGACGCTACTGGCGGCCGAACACGGTGTCCCTTATGACCACGAGGGCCTCCCGGCTGACGGGCTGCCCCGGTATGACGCCGGGGATGGCTGACTGGGAGGCAGTCTGGAGCGCCGCGCCGCAGTCCTGTGCGGGCTTGCCGAATATGCGGTCCCACAGCCTCTCTATCGTGTCTATGTTGCCCGTCTTGCTGTCGTCCATTATGCGCTTTATGATGGTCTTGACGGCCAGCGGTATGCGGCTGTTGTCGTACAGGGCCTCCAACTGGGACTCATTGGCGGTGAGCAGGCAGCCGAGGAGGTTGTGCGTGTCCTGCCGGCTGAGGTTGAGGTTGAGGTTGATGTTGAGGCTGCTCAGCAGCTGGGCCACCTCGCGGCGCGTCGTGCCCGAGTAGGGCGCTAGGTCGGACGGACCGGCCGAAAGGAACCTCTGCGCCTCGGGCGAGGCCTCGGCGGCCTCGATGTCGGATATGTTCTCCATGAGGCGGGCCCTATGCCGCTCGGCCTTCTCGCCCGCGGACCTCTCCGCCTTCTCCAGCTCGCGCCTCTCTCTCGCCTTCATCCTCGCAAGCGAGGCCGCGTTGAGCCGTCCCTCCCGCTCGTCCGCCTCACGGCCGACCTCGCGCTGGGACATCTCGGTCGCGCCCGGGTCACCGCGGTCGGGCAAAAGCTCCGAAAGGCTCTCCTTGTACAGCTCTTTATCCATAAGCGTTCGTTTTTCTGCAAAGATACGCAAAAAAGTGCACCGGCGTACATTTTTGCAAATCTTTATCCATTGGGGGCGGATTTTCATCCTCCTGGGCAAATTTCCGCCCTCTTGGGCAAATTTCCGCCCTCTTGGGCAAATTTCCGCCCTCTTGGGCAAATTTCCGCCCTCTTGGGCAAATTTCCGCCCTCCTGGGCAAATTTCCGCCCTCTTGGGCAAATTTCCGCCCTCTTGGGCAAATTTCCGCCCTCTTGGGCAAATTTCCGCCCTCTTGGGCAAATTTCCGCCCTCCTGGGCAATCTGAAGGCGCCCTTGGGGCGAAAGTGTAACAAGAATTTTTTTGTTACACCTTTTGTTACACCCTTTGTTACACTTTAACTTACTGAATTTTAGGTCGTTAAGCCAAAGTGTAACAAACGTAACAAGAAATTTCACTATATAGGCGTATACATAATATTATATGCGTGTGTGTGCATATTTCTATATTTTTATTATGCCTATATATATAAATTTTTGTTACATTTGTTACACTTTGGTCTAAGTTGCTGATTTTATGTGTGTTAAGGGTGTAACAAAAAGTGTAACAAAAGTGTAACAAGCGATTTTTTGTTACACTTTTTGCATAAATATACGATTATGCAGTCAAAAAAGCCCCGATTTTTGGCAAATCGCCGGGATTTTTTCAGTTTTTTCGTCCTTACTCAGGTTTGTTACAGGGTTGCCTGCATTTTTCAGAAGTGTTCTGCAAATTTGCTGTAGCAGAACACTTTTTTGTTACGCCCCGCCTTTTTGGCCTCAATTTTTTTTTTTTCGGGAAAGTGAAATGCTCC